ATAAATAAATATTTTTCATTTATCTCTCTTTTTCGAAATTAATATTTATTAAAATAGATTAAAAAATAAAATAAAAATTATAATATATTTTATTTTTATTGAGAGAGAAATAGTGAAAAATATAAATTATAAATAAATATTTTTCATTTATCTCTCTTTTTCGAAATTAATATTTATTAAAATAGATTAAAAAATAAAATAAAAATTATAATATATTTTATTTTTATTGAGAGAGAAATAGTGAAAAATATAAATTATAAATAAATATTTTTCATTTATCTCTCTTTTTCGAAATTAATATTTATTAAAATAGATTAAAAAATAAAATAAAAATTATAATATATTTTATTTTTATTGAGAGAGAAATAGTGAAAAATAAAAAAAATATTTATTTAATATTTATTTTATTCTGTAATATTTATTTTATTCTGTAATATTTATTTTATTCTGTAATATTTATTTTATTCTGTAATATTTATTTTATTCTGTAATATTTATTTCTATTTATTTTTATTTATTTTTATTTGTTTTTGTTGTTTTTTTTGTTGTTTGAATATTTTCTATTTTATCTTCATTCATGAATTTTTTATATTCTATTTTCAATTGATACAATTCACTTAACCATATATCTTCTATTTTCATATTAATTATATTATTTAATTCTATTCCTTTTAATTCATGTTCTTTTAATAATTTATCTACATTTTCTTGAGAAACACTATCCATAGGCATTTTAATTAAATAATTATATGTATTTGTCTCTTTCTCTTTATCAAATTTCATTTTCTCTAACATTTCCGTAATTTCATCTTTCGTTTTCTTTCTTAAATCTATTTTATCATTTAAAACATCTTTTATATATTTTGCTTTATTACTTAAAATTATTAATTCTTTCTCTAATTTACAAATTAAATAATTCTTTCTTTTATTATAATATTCGTAACGAATACTATAATATTCTTTTATTATATCATAAACATTTTCATATTTTCTTAATTGTTCTTTATAATTAAATAAATGCATATTTGTAGTACTTTGAATAGTATATAATTTTAAATATTTTTCTAATCCATCAATATCATAATCACATTTTTCTGATATTAAATTTGATAATATTCCAGAATGAAATGTTATAGTAAATTCAATATTTACATCAGTTGATAAATCTGTAAAATCTTTTATATAATTATTCTCTTTTTTTTCTTTTTTTTCTTTTTTCTCTTTATCTTTCTCTTTATCTTTTATTTTACTACAAATTAAACTTTCTAAAAATTCTTTATAATTTTGTGTTCCGGTTCCAATAGGTAATTCTGTTATTTTAATTGTATCATTATTAATAATTTCATAAATACCTTTAATTATATATTTTTTATTTGTTTCATCACAAGAATATATTTTTCCTTTAAAATTTTTATAATAGGGTTCTATAGTTATTAATTTTTGTTCTGTTTCATCTATACCTTTTAACATTCCTTCCAAATAATATATTATTTGTTCTACATTATAACACATTATATCAGTACTAAAACCTGTTCCAATTCCTTTAGTTCCATTTACAAGAATCATAGGAATAATAGGAACATAATAAATAGGTTCTACTAATAAACCATCATCATCTAAATATTCTAAAATCATATCATCTATTTCTGGATATATATATCTTGTAATATTTGATAATTGTGTATAAATATATCTTTCGGATGCTGCGTCTTTACCTAAGGCTATTCGTGTACCAAAACTACCATTAGGTTTAAGTAAATTAATATTATTAGAACCCACATAATTTTGTGCTAATCCAATTATAGCTCCATTTAAACTGGCTTCACCGTGATGATACCCCGAATGTTCGGATACATAACCACTAAATTGTGCTACTTTAATTTCTGTAGTTAATTTTTTTTTAAACGCAGAATATAAAATTTTACGCAAACTAATTTTTAAACCATCTATTACGCTAGGTATAGAACGTTCATTATCATATTTAGAGAAATGAATTAAATCAGAATTAATAAATTCTTCATATGAAACATTATTTTTATTTGTATCTAAATATGTTTCTCTATTATAATGTGATAACCATTCTTTTCTATCATCAGCTCTTTTTTTATTAAATACCATATCAATTATATCAGAACATTTATCTGTTGTTATGAAATTAACTATTTTTTTCTTTTCAAAATATTCTTTAAATTCTTTACTTGTGCTAGTTCCTAAACCTTTATAATATTTAATATTCCATTTAGAAGTATCATTATCTTTTTTCCATTTTTCAAATTCTCCATTATTATAAAATTCTATCATTTCTTTACCTTTAGTAGCTTTTAAAATTGGTGTATTCATATATCCAATTAATTCAGGTATTTCTATTAAAGATTTCCATTCTGTATCAAACATATTAATACCTAAACCTTTAATATGACTTCCGTCTAAATCTTGGTCGGTCATAAATAAAATTTTACCATATCTTAATTTAGATTTAACATCTTCAGGAGTATATATTTTACCGTGTTCTAAACCAATAATTTGTTTAATTTCTGTAATTTCTTTATTATCAGAAATTTTATTAATTGTTTCTCCACGAATATTAAACATTTTTCCTTTCATCGGATAAACTCCTATATAATTTCTATCTTCTCTACTTAATCCAGAAATAATTCCAGATTTAGCTGAATCTCCTTCACATAAAATAATAGTGCATTCATTAGATTTTGGACCTCCGGCAAAATTAGCATCAACTAATTTAGGAATATTGCGAATAGTTTTGCATTTAGTTCCATCGGTTTTTTTAGCAATTTTAGTTTCTTTTAATTCTGTTAAACTACAAGCAGTATTCATAATTCCCATTTTTGCGAGTTTTTCAATAAATTTATCACTAACTTCACAAGTTGAACCAAAATTAGAAATATTAGTATTTAAATAATCTTTAGTTTGACTATCAAATGCTGGATTTTCAATAGTGCAATTTAAAAATATCATTAATTGTTCTTTAATAGAACTTGGTTTAACTTCAACTTTTTTTTTTAATTTAATATATGTGATTAATTTTCTAATAATTTGATTAATAATATATTCAACATGTTTTCCACCTTTTGAAGTATAAATACCATTTACAAAACTAATTTGTATGAATTCATCATTTGGCGATAAACAAATACAATATTCCCATCTATCATTTGCTTCTTCATAAATTCTTTCGGTTTCTGTTTTATTTCCAATATATAAATCTATATATCCAGAGAAATTTTTAATTTCTAAAATTTTATCATTATATTTAACTTTAACAGATTTATCAGTTACAGCAGCAATATCATAAATTCTTCTTAATAATAAAGATTTAAAATCGGTATTAATATTTGGAATTTTCAATCTATTAAAATCTGGTTTAAAACGTACTAATGTGTATGGTTTGGATTTGCATTTAGTAATAATAGGTTTTTCAATAATATTTAAATTATCTTTAAATGATTGTATATATTTTTGTCCTGTTTTGTGGTCGACTGTTTCTATTTGACCCCAAGAAGACCATATTAAAACTAATTTAAAACCGAAACCATTTTTACCCCCAACTATTTTTTTTTCTTCTTTATCATAATTAGTAGAAGTTCTTAAATGTCCGAAAATTAATTCGGGGATCCAAATTTTATATTCAGGATGAATAGAAATATCAATACCATTACCATCATTATAGAAAGATATAATCCCTTCTTCATCTATAGAAACATTAATATTAGTAACAGGATAATTTTTTTCATTATTTTCATTATTTTGATTAATAATATTAGACATTCGTATGACGTGATCTCTACAATTTACAATACCTTCATCAAATAATTTATATAAACCGGGAATATAATTAACAGGTTTTTCAATAATTTTTTTATGTTCTTCATCATAAACATATAAATTAGAAGTCATATTTTCAATAGAACCAATATAAGTATCTGGATTATCAAGAACATGTTCTTTATCAGATTTTTTTTGATATTTTTTACTCAAATCAGTAATATTTTTTTGCATTATCATTTTATGTATTATGTTTTATCTTTTAAATCATTTTAATATATTTTTCAATTTTTTTTTAAAATAATTTTATTTTTTTAAAATTATTTATTTCTCTCTTTAAATCTTTTTTTTAAATTATTTATTTCTCTCTTTAAATGATTTTAATATATTTTATATCTCTCTTTAAATTAATTTTTACACCTTTTTACATTTCAAACGCCTAATGTTTATATCTGTTAATTCTTTTTCAAAATAAATAATGCATATAATTAAAAAAATATCCATTAATATATATATAGAATGGAATGGAAGATAACTGATACAATAAACTTAAGTGATTATAGTAAAAAAATATTTGAAATGTATGAAAATAGTTATAGAGAGATTGGATTAATTGATTTTGGAGGTTGGAATGGATTACATAATTATCTTAATTGTTCTTGTTATTTACTAATAGATACAGATACAGATACACAACAAGAACTTAATGGAATTATTTTGTATTGGTTAAGCGAATATGGAAATAAAATCTCATTGGTTATTTCTAAAACACCAGAAATTGCTAAAAATTATGTTATACCTAAACTTATTGAACTTTTAAATATACCAGGTTTTTTTATTGAATTAAGTGATGCTTTAGAATATTTAGTAAGAAAAAAAGATTTAGATAATATTAAAGATAAAGAAATCATTAAAAAATTAATACCTCATCTTAATGATGAAGATATATTTGATGAAAATGATGAAAGATGTATATTGTTTCCTTTAAATAAAATAAAAAATATACCATCACCGTCTGGTTCTTACTTGCGAAAAATTAAAGATATAGGAATACATAGAAAAGCGTTATATGGTAAGCCTTGTTTAAGTAAAAATTTTGATAATAATAAAAAATGCGATAGAAAATGTCTAATACGTGGTGGAAAAATACAAAAAAAATACAAAAAGACAAAACGCATACGTGGTGGAAAAATGCAAAAAAAATACAAAAAGACAAAACGCAACAAAAGACAAAATATTAAAAAATATGGTTCCAAAACTCGGCGTTTGAAATGTAAAAAGGTGTAATATATTTTATTTCTCTCTTTAAATTAATTTTTAATATATTTTATTTCTCTTTTTAAATTAAATTTTAATATATTTTATTTCTCTTTTTAAATTAATTTTTAATATATTTTATTTCTCTTTTTAAATTAAATTTTAATATATTTTATTTCTCTTTTTAAATTAAATTTTAATATATTTTATTTCTCTTTTTAAATTAATTTTTAATATATTTTATTTCTCTCTTTAAATTAATTTTTAATATATTTTATTTATCTCTTTAAATTAATTTTTAATATATATTATTTCTCTCTTTAAATTAATTTTTAATATATATTATTTCTCTTTTTAAATCATTTTTTAATTAATTTTTAATATATATTATATCTCTCTTTAAATCATTTTTAAATTAATTTTTAATATATATTATTTATCTCTTTAAATTAATTTTTAATATATTTTATTTATCTCTTTAAATCATTTTTAAATCATTTTAAAATCAAATTTATAATTTAATTTAATATAATATAATATATTAAAATTAAAATGAGTAATATTTGTTTTAATTTAAATAATAATGTTATTAATCTTAATAATAATTCTTATAATTTTGATATAAGTTTAGGCTCTTATACTTATTTTGGATTATCACAAACAGATATTAATAATTATACTATTTATAATATACCAAAACAATATCCATTAACATTTTTCTCTCAACAAACCAATAATATTTCTAATATTATTACTTTTAATAATATTAATACTACACATAATATTATTATTTATGTTAGTATTGGTAATGATGAATTATATAATAATCAAGATTATTTTAGATTTTATGATGCTTCATATAATCTTATTAATATTAATAATAGTTTTATTAATACATATAATAATATTGATATTAATCGTAATTTATTTTTCGTTCGCGGTTTAAGTTATGAATTTATTGCAACCACCGATTACTCTCCTATACACACTTTTTCTATTAGCGGTAATACTTTAACACATAATTATATTTTAAATAATAATAATTCCAGTTTTATTTTATATATTGATAATACTATTAATAATACTACTGGTAAAATTTTTTATTTAGATTACAATAATACTAATATTATTGGTAATTTAAATGTATTAGTTGATTCCTACAATAATCCATATTTTTATAATAATATACAATTCTCTATTAATCCTCATTATTATGATGTTTCTACTATTTTATTATCTATTCAATCTTTCCCATTCTATAATGGGATTAGTAAAATACAAAATCTAAATTTATTTACATATTCGAATACTTGTTCTTATATTACAAATGATTATAATTTATCTTTACAAATTTTAGAAAATCAATATACTGCTGAATGTTTAAATATCGTATCTAAAGCTAATATTTGTTCTTCTGGTAATATACATTATTATGAATTCAATTATAATAAACATGCAACATTAACTAATATTAATAATTTATATAATTTAAATTATGGAATTTATGATGGAACTTATGTCATATTTAATATTAACCCAAATTATCCAATTTCATTAATAAATACTACTTCTTTTTATATAGACACTACATATTCTAATACAAATATAATTAATAAAACACATTCTATTATTCAAAATTTACAATCCCCTTATAATACTTATAATTTTTATTATGGTGCTATAAAATTAATTATTAATAATTTTAATAATAATATTAATCTTAATAAAATTTTTAATATATTTATATTAGATTATACTAATAAAATCGCATATACTTCCAATAATTATTTATTTTATACCAATTATTGTATTTTACCAGAAACTACTAATCAAATTAATATTAATACTGATGTCTCTTTTATTCTTTATAATCAATTTGGTAATCCTTTTACTACAGACTATAAAAATAATTTATATATTCTAAATAAATATCATAATTATATAGAATATAATCCAGCTTATAAAGTTATTGATAAATTTGGTTATGATATATCTAATTTAGTTATAGTAAGTATTCCACAAGATTTATCAGATATATTATATTTAACAAATAATTATACTATTAATAATTTTTTTATTACATATAATTTAACAGATTATCAAAATAATAGTATTCAATTATTAAGAGAAGTATTTATTAATAGTGGTCCCATTATAGATATAAATGATATCAGTTATGCTTTTCAAAATAATAATACAAATCAATCTATGATTGTTACAATAAATAATAATACAAATTATTTAACAAATTTTTATAATTCTATTAAATCATATATTTATGATATTAATAAAAATATTATTAATTTACCTTTTGAAATAGAATTAAGTGGTTCATATTATAATTCTAATAATACACAAATACAATTAAATAAATATATTTTAGAATACAATAATATTAACGATTCACCTTTATATATTTATTCTAAAAATTTATTTTATTATTTCTCTCAAAATATAATTTATCAATATGATTTAAATAATGCAAATATAAATAATAATTATAATAATGGTGTTTATATTAATAATATTGCTACTATAAATTTTAATAATTATAGTAGTTCTATTCTTTCTAATTCTGTAGTTCTAACTATTAATAAAAAAAATCAAAATTTTTCATATAATCAATTTATAACACATCCCGACAACGCTAATAATCTTATAAATAATTTACAATTAAATGGTATAGATTTATATGTAATATCAATAAATAATAATAATAATACTATTAATATAGCACAATCATCTACACAAAATATATTAAATACATTTATAACTTTAGATAATTCCACTTTCAAAATTAATATGATAGATTTAAAAAATCCGCATAATAATTTAATTATATCTGGAACTTTTAATCCCATTTTAATATTCAGTTCTTCAAATATAAATTTAAATTATATTGGTAATTATGATTTAACAATTCATACAAAAGGATTACAAAAAAATGATATTATATTTAATGATTTAAGTAATATGTTTTCTGTTTTTAATTATTCAAGAACATTTAATATACAAGTCATATCTTATCCTCCAACTATTACTTTTTTAAATAATAATAATAATTCTTATTCATATAATTATCCTATTACATTATCTTTTAATATACTTAATAATATTTTATTAGTTAGTCAAATTACTAATTCCAATATTAATTATACTAATTATAATATTCCAGTTATTGGTTATACATTTGATTCAATATATAATTTAACTACTGATAATTTAATAACTAATGTATCTAATCTTCAAAATTGTTATTTACTAAATAATGCCATTTATCCTATTAATACTACTACAATATTAAATACATCGGCCAACATTAAATACACATTAACAGATATTAATAATAATCTTTTTTCAAATAATACTTCACAATCTATTACTTTAAATCTTAATTTTTTAACTATACCTATCATTTCCTTATTAGGCAATCCCGATATTTATGTAAATTTATATGAAACTTCTTATAATGATTTGGGTTTATTAATTAATAATGATTATAATAATATATTATATATTTCATTCACTAATAATAATATCGCTAATTCTACACATATTTATTCAAATTTTACTATATCTGTTACTACTAATTTAAATTTTAATATTATTGGTAATTATTATTTAACTTTTACTATTTCAAAAACATTAACACAAAATTTAAATAATTATGTTACTCGTAATATTTATATTGTTAAAAATTATCCACCATATATTTCAATCAAAAATTTATCTTCTTTAAATTATATTACTCATTATAATGATATATTTTATCAAAATATTACACCCACTACTTGTAATATTAATAATATTAATAATTTCACTTTAGATTTCAGTTTATCTGTATTAAATTCTAATTTTTATGATTTATCATATATATTACACGATTTCATTCTTCAAGATAATTATAATTTTTTATTAAATACTAATGGATTATATGATTTATCTTATTCTATTACATATGTAAAAAATAACAATAATTATAATTTTAATAATACTGATTTCTATAAAACACTTATTGATTTATCATATATTAATCCTATTTCACAAATTTTTAATTATGTTACTTCTGGAATTAATAAATTATATCCTTTAACTTTTATTTATAATATTACTGATCCTTGTAATAATATATTTAATTTTAAAAGAAATGTTAATATTATTGATTATACTTTACCCACTATTAATTTTAAAATTAATCCATATATACAACAATATATTAATTCTAATATTATTTCATACACTAATACTAATAATTATTATGATTTCTCTTTTCAAGCTATAGATATTAATGTTAATTCTAGTGATTTTATTTCACAATTAAATCATATATTATTTGATTTTAGTTTAAATGATAATTATAATTCTTCTTTTGATATTAGTAATAATTATTATATAAATATATTAAAAAATGATGTATCATATATAAATATTCATTCCATTTCCGATATTACTATTAATCCATATTTAAATTCATATTTTAAAAAAATTAATAATTCTTTAATTTTAAAATATAATTTTTATGATAATCAATATAATTATTCATATATTAATAGAAATGTTACTATTATTAATACTATTATTCCTGAAATTTCTTTTAATTTTAGTAAATATATTAATAATATACCCGAAATAGATATAAGTTTTGGTGATATTTCATTCAATTTTAATAATAATTATTTTAATTTATATCATTCTCGTATTAATTCTAATATATTTAATTTTCAATTAAATTATGACCTTACTCCTTATAAAATTACTTCTATTTCTGGAAGTAATAATAAATTATATGATCCTTCCGCATTAATTTATTCTATTCCAAATACTAGTTTAAATAATTATAAATTTATTACATATAATATAAATTTTACAAATGTAATTACTAATTATTATCCAAATTTAACATCTAATATTTTAAATATTCCTGTAAAAATTATTAATTATGGTCCAAATATTTATATTAATGTTAATGAAATTTCTAATAATATTATATCTGAAGCTGGATATTTTATTCCAGATGCTTCTTTAATTTTTGGTGTTTATTCTACTAGTATTTTTGATACTTTTTGGTTTTATAATAATAATTATACATATATTGGAACTAATGTTGAATTAATTAATGTATATAATAATAATAATAATAATACATATTTAAATCAAATTTCTCCCGTTGTTGGTAAATATATTATTACATATACATCTACCGATAAAAATAATGCATATAATACATATTATAGTAAATTAAATATTATAGATACACAACCTCCAACGATTACTTTATTTGGATTACCAGATATTAGTGTTAATACTAATTCTATTTATAAAGAACAAGGTGTTACTTTTATAGATAAAGGTAGTGATATATCATATATTAAACTTATTTTAACAGATAATAGTAATATTAATGTAATTGATTCTTCTTTAAGTATTTATAATATAAATAATAAATCATATAATTATAATACAAATCTATTAACTTTTTTAAATAATACTAATAAATTTAATGGAATATATACATTAAAATATATTGCTTCTGATATTTATGATAATTCCGCATCTGTTGAAAGACATATACAATTTTTACAATTACCATTTTTAACTATTAAACCATATATAGAAATTAAAAAAAATAATTTAGATGTTAGTTATGTTTTGAATCATAATTTTAATTTACAAGGTATTAAATATAATAATACTATTAAAACTATTACTTATGAAGCTACTTATTTAAAAGATTTTAATAATGATATATCATTTGGTTTAACTGCTAAATATGGTTCATATGATATTTCTCAAAATTATTTAACAATAGTTCAAAATATTAATCCTAATATCGTTGATAATTATCAAATCGTTTTTCAAGCTTTTGAAACTTTTAATTATACATATTTAAGTCAAATTATTTATTTTAATGTTGTCGATACTACTCCCCCTTCTTTATCTTTTATTAATTCTAATGATTATAATAATATTAATAATTTAATATTACCTTTATTATCTAAAGATACTTATCCTATTGCTTTAAATATGATAGATTATAATAAAACAAATCCATATTTATTTATTCCTGATTCAAATGGATATTATATTTATTCTATACCCGGAATTAATATTATTGATATTGTTAATAATATAAATATTAATACTTTAAGTAATGAAACATTACCTATTAAATATCAAAATAATATTACATTAAATATTAATTATACTTTACAAAATGTTTTAAATAATATTATAACTATTAGTAATAATTATTTATTAACTAATGCCGGAACATATACACAAAAATATGGAGTATATGATAATGCTGGTAATTATTCTTATATTTCACGTATTATTAATATTCAAAGATTGCCCCCTATTATTAATTTAAATTATGAAAAAGATCCTAATAATAATATATACAAAAAATATTATCATCAACATTATTATCCATATTATGAATTAGGTAGCTATATATTTGATTATTATCAATTAGATTTATCATATCAAACTAATGTATTTAGTGTTATTCAAAATTTTGATGAAAATATATTAGGACAACAACAAATATTATATAAATTAGTTAATAATAATACTATTAATAATACAACTTTTCAATCTCGTAATATAGAAGTAGTTGATATAGAATGTTTAGATGTAAATGTGAATAATATAACACAATCGTTACATAATTGTTATTTAAATAATAATTTAAAATTAGGAATAAATTATGGAATTTATAATTTAAATATAGATAATTCAAATAATGCAATACGTTTATTTGGATATAATAGCGATGATAATATATTATTAGATATAAGTAATTTAATAAATATATCAGGACAACAATATATTACACAATTATCACCTACAAATAATTTAAATTTATTAGAAATATCTTATAATTTAAATTCGTATAATTATTATTATGGTAATTTTACAATAAATGTTAATAATATTAATAATAATAATTTTAATAGAGTTTCTATAGAACAATTAATAGATATATGTAATTCTAATATATTTATAGACACAATATTATTTAATAATAATTGTATTCCTTATAATTTTCCAGATTTATTTAATTCTAATTCTAATTCTAATTCTAATTTTAATATATTTAATTCAGATACAGATTTTAATTATATCTCAAATACTAATTATAATTTTAATTCAAATTCAAATTCAAATTTTAATTCTAATTCTAATTCTAATTCTAATTCTAATTTTAATTCTAATTCTAATTCAAATTCAAATTTTAATTCTAATTCTAATTCTAATTCTAATTCTAATTTTAATTTTAATTCAAATTCAAATTCAAATTCAAATTCAAATTTAAATTTTAATTCTAATTATTATCAGGAAACAATAGATGTAGATGTATCAAATATAAATCATAGTGTTAATTTATCGACACCATATTTTATATTAGATGGTGAATATAAACCAATATTATATTTAAGTGTAGGATATTATAAATTTGATCAAAATTATAATTTAACAAATTATTTAAAATCGGGTTTTAGAAATTTTTATAATTCTATTAAATTTTCATTAATACCTGATGGAATACATAATACAGATCCTTCAATAAATCAACCATTAACACAATTTAATTATACAAAAAATATGAGAGAAGTAGGAATAATAGGATTATATAATTCTTATACAGAAATATTATTAGATGCTACAACTCCGTGTCCTTTATATTATTATTCGCAACACTTTCCTAATATGGGTGGAGTAATATATATTAAAAATAATTATATATTTTATAAAAATGTAATTTCTATAAATGGATATGTGTTATCAGCGGATAATAGTGGATCATTATATAATTCAAATATTAATTTAAATGATAAAATATTTTTAAGTCAAACATATAATTTAAATAATAATAATAATGGAAATAATTATAATCAAAATTTTATAGGAATAACTCAACAAAATTTAACACATAATATAATAATAAGTAATAATCCTTTATTAAATAGTAAAATAATTTTCAAAAAATATCAGAATATATCAGAATTAACTACACAAGATACACAAAATTATTATAATATAGTGGAAGATAATAGTTTAAATTATTTATTAGATATTTCTATGAATAATTATAATTCAAATATAGTATATATAAATTATGATATAGACACATCAATAAATTTATTAATGAATACTTATAATAATGCAACAAATAATATAATAAAAATAAATAATAATAATAATTTAAATATAACAAATAATAAAATAAATCAATTTGAATTTGATTTTACGAATTTTTTTTATAAAAATAATGAATTATATAATTTTTATGATTTTTTTATAAAAAATCATATAATAACAGATAGTTTATTATTAAATCCTATAAAAAATAATATATATATAGATAATTTTATTTATAAAATTAATGAAATAGCTTATACAAATAAAGTTCAATTATTAAATGGTGGTTCAGAATGTAAATTTTTTAGTGATAGTTTTTTACCATGTGAGAGAACATTTATAAATACAATATTAAATAATACAATATTATTTAATTTACAAATATTTTTAGACATAAGTTCATTAAAAATATCTCCAGATTATTTAAATTATTTAAAAAATAATATTTTTAATCAAAATTTATATAATTATAGTCCGCATTATCCATTAGATAATACGAAATTATTTTTTGAAGAATTAGTAGTATATATATATTCAGATATATGTATTAATAATTATATTACAACAAAAACATATAATACGAGTATAAATTTTTCACAAGGGAATTTAGAATTAAGTGATTATTTATTAGATATATCATCTAGTTCTATATTATTAGCATTATATAATGATTTAAATGAGAATGATAAAAGAGAGATATTAAAGAATAATATAATATTAACAATAAGAGATAATAGTTATGTAGATAATACATTTATAGGATTAACAGAACAGAATTTTTTTAATAATATATATTTAGAAGATAATTATAAATTTGTATTTCATAATTATTATGATTATTCATGTATAAATTATGAAGTGAATACAGATAATTTAACAATAGAAGAAACAAATAAAGATTTAATAAATAATAATTTATTTTTGTTAGAAATATCAAGTAATGATATATATAATTGTTTTACAGATAGTTCATATTCAATATATGATACTGGAATATATAAAAATAATGTATTATATAAATTAAATAGTAATAATTATCAAGTTTTAATAGATTATTTATTATATGATGAATTACCATTAGATAATTCATATTTATCAATATTGGATATTAGACCGAAATCATTAAATGATATTTCATATGGATTATATCCATATGCATATTCAAAAGAATTACAAAATTTGCATTCAGCAAGTTATATAATAGATTTGAATAAATCTATGGATAGAATATTATATGATAATTCATATATATTGATACCATATTTAAATATAAATTATCAACATATATATTATAATTTAATAGATATAAGTTATAATTATAATCGTGGAACATTTAATTTATATGATTTGGATATATTATATAATATAATTTATAATAAAGATGATGTATATAAATTAAATTATATTCAAAACTATATACATTTTACAAATTATAAATTAGATTATTTACAATTAATACTAACTACATATATAAATGGTGTAACATTTAAAAATTTTACATATATAGATAATTTAAATTTACAAACTCCAAGTAAATTTTTTTATAATTCAGGATTTATAGAAGATAATTATCATTCATTATTAGATAATGCTTCATTAAATGAATTATATCAAAATAATTATACAAATAGTAAAATATTAATAAAAAAATATAATAATGTAATAGATGTATTAAATTATTATGAATATATTATAGATTTTTCATATAATAATTATTTAAATATAATATATTATTATGCAATAGATCAATTATTAACGGATGTAAGTTTAATAAATTTAAATATAGATGAATTAGTTCAAAATTTATATTATAGAAGTAATGAAGAAAGAATTATTAATTATTTACAAGAAACTAATAGTAATTTTATAATAAATCAATATACAGATTTTAATATGTTATTATCATTATTAATAAATTTTTATAATATAATAGATAATTTTGGTAAAATTATATTAGAAATGGAATTAAGACATGGAAATAATAATGGATTAACACAAAATTATGTATTAAAAGAATATATAAATATATTAAATATATATGATTTAAATGATTTTACTATAGCATTATTTAATAATTATTTAATATTAAATACAAATTTAATAAATTTTATAGAATATAATTATTTAAATATAAATGTTATAAATAATGAATTAAATGAACCAATATTAACAGATATATCATTAGTATATGATACATCAATAATAGAGAATTTAATAAATTTAACAAATACAATAAATATAAATTATAATTATGCTTATAGTGCAATAGATAATAAATATAATATATCAAATAAGAAAATAATTTATTTAAAAAAAATAAATTATAATTTGGGTGGAAGTAGATTATTAATAAATAGTTTTCAATCAACAAATATATTATTAAAATTTAATATATATTATAATAGTTATTTATATGAAAATATATATTTGGATACGATAATAGTAGATATAGCAATACCAGATTTAACTCCGCCGAGTATAATATTTAATAGTTTAGATATAAGTTTAAATCAGAATTATTGTAATCCGAATGATATAAATAAAATAATAGATATTATATTAAATAATATAAATTATATAGATATAAATCAATCATCACCATTAATAAAAGATAATACGATAAATTATAGTTATAATAATATATTTGAATATAATTTATTAGAAACATTTATTATAAATGATATTAATTCATTAATAACAATAGACATTTCAGCGGTAAGTCAAGTAATATATGGTTCATATGCTTATAGAGATATATATTTTACAATAAAAGATAATGCGAATAACGTGAATACGATAATAGAGAATGTATATGTATATAATTCGGCATTACCTCCTTATTTTGTGTATAATAATAAAATAATAAATAATAATATAAATTTTGATGGTAATAATTTAATAGTATTAAAGAATGATGCGAATAATATAATATTAGAAAAAGCGAAATTAGATATATCAGGAATAGATCCTTCATATCCAAATAATATATTAACATTTTCAAATAATTATTTATCATTAGATATTTCAACAATAAATAATAATAATTTTATTATATATAAAGCAACAAATATTTTAGAAAATTTATTTACAACTGCATATAGATATATAACAATAAGTAATGAAACATTAAATAATATATGTTGTTATCCGAAAGTATATTATAAACCAATACAATTTAATTATAGGTTGGGTTCATTTGGAGCGACAAATATGAGATTAGGAAATATATTATTAAATAATAAATAATATTAATATTATATTAATTTAAAAAAAATAATTTAAAAATATAAATTAAATTTAATATATTTATATTTTTTTCTTTTTCTCTCTTTTTAATTTTTCTCTCTTTTTAATTTTTCTCTCTTTTTAATTTTTCTCTCTTTTTAATTTTTCTCTCTTTTTAATTTTTCTCTCTTTTTAATTTTTCTCTCTTTTTAATTTTTCTTAATTTAAAAAAAATAATTTAAAAATATAAATTAAATTTAATATATTTATATTTTTTTCTTTTTCTCTCTTTTTAATTTTTCTTAATTTTAAAAAATAATTTAAAAATATAAATTAAATTTAATATATTTATATTTTTATTTATGTCAATTGTTTTATAGAACAATTAAAACTATCTATTACCAAATAATTTATATCTTTATTTGAATTTATATAAAATACAAAACCATTACATATTCTACTATTTAAACCTCCCACAAAACGAGAACCTATACTTCCTATATAACTTAATGAAGCATTTGAATAATTAAAACTATTATCAAATGCTAATATTGAATTTTGTATTGTTGCAAATGGACTATCCAAATAATAACTTATTGTATAATTCGGATATATTCCAAAAGTATATGTATTCGGTTCTACATCTCCTGTAATCATATTTAAATATTTTATAGATACATGCGCATGAATTTCATATAAATTATTATTATTACTTGTATCCACATATATATATTTATTATTTTTTATTGAAATTTTATTAGAATCCGCTGTTGTAATCGGTATATATTTATAATTTAAATTACTATCTATTAATAAATTATTACTATTTTCTATAAAATATGATTGAGTATATATATTATAAGATACATCATTTCCTGATAAATCATCTGATAAATAAATGTTTGCATAATTAATACTTAAAAATATATTATTTGCTATATTATTATTATAAATCTTTAATATATTATTTGAATAATCTAAATAAATACTCGCTATATCTTGATTATGATTGTATATAGGCAATATAAAATAACCCGTTGAAAAATTAGTTCCTGCTCCCGTTACATTAAAAAAATCCAAATTTTTTAATTGAACATGTTTAAAATTTCCATCTACATTTATTGAACCAATTGAACCATTATTATTTATTATTGTATTTCCACTTATTTCTAAACTATTCCCCGTAATATTATTTCCAAATAATGTTCCACCACAATAAATAGAACCTGACGCACTAATAGAACCTGATGTACTTATTGTAGTTGTATTATAAATATTATTTACATATATATTATTTGTAGATATATCATTCACATTTAATTCATTCAAATATGTATTATTTTGAACATGTATATTAGTAAATGAAGTATCTTTTGAAAAATATACATTATTATTTATATACATATTATTTGCACTTAAATCTATAACTTTAATATTATCATAATTTAAATTATCTCCCGATAAATTATTTATTATTCCATTTTCAGAATTTAAATTTAATAAATTAAATTGCGCTGATATATCTAAAATATTCGTATTTATAGAATTTACATTTAATGTATTACCCGATAAATTATTAAAATATATATAATTATTTGATGATATATCTATCGTATTTATTAAAGAACTATAAATATTTTTTGAATGCAAAGAATATGAAGATATATCATTCGCCGATATACTATAACAATATCCAAAACTAAAATCTAAATTTGTTAATGTAAAATTCTCTAAATTTATTTCATTACAACTTATTGAATTTATTTGAGCTTTATTTGTAATTATTAAATTCTTTGCATTTATTATACTTTGAAAATCATTTCCTGAAACATCTATCGCGTATTGTGGATTTTTTGTATTTATTCCTAAACGTATATTACTACTATCAATCACTATTACATTTTCAGAATTAATATAATTATTCGTATTAAAAGTGCTTCTTTTTATATTTGCAATTATTTTATTAGTTACTGATTCTTGAAGCATATTTTAATAAATAATAATATTATTATATCTCTATATCAATAATATTATTTTATAAATAAAATAAAATAAAATAAAATAAAATAAAATAAAATAAAATAAAATAAAATAAAATAAAATAAAATAAAATAAAATTTTAAAAATATAAAATATTTTTATAAACAATAAAAAAAAGTGTTTTTTT